GGCGGTTGCTTTGTAATTTCAAAAAACTCTGATGCCTTTTTCGTTTTGCGTTTCGGCTGAGTGCGCTTGGGCCGGGGGGTGTTTGTTGCGTCGGCTCGAGCGACTTGTCTTGCTCTTGCTTTCGATGCTTTGTAATTCGCTCCTCGACGACCGTTGCATTCGAGACAAGCTGGAACGAGATTGTCAAGCTCGTCGCTTCCACCTCGGTCATGCTCAATCAGATGATCTGCCGTAGTGGCCTGGCGTTTTTTGCACCAATGGCATCGGGGTTTGTCTTTAAGTATTGCCGCCCTATTTTTGCGGTACGTGGGGTTCGATGTTCGCTTAGGCATGGGGGGTTTTTACTGGCGCCCCTCGCTGCGCTCGGGTTGCCCTGGATGCATTGCGTTGAGTCTCATCACATCCTAGGCGAGGTAGGGGTAGGGGGGCGTTTGTTTGCGGTATGTGTTCGGTATGTCTAGCCCGAGTGTTGCTCGAGTGTGTGTCTCTGGGCGTAGTGCCCCCGGGCTCCAACCCGACCGTTGATGAAGCACGGTTCACACTCGCCACGCAATGGATCTGTTTGCATGGACTGACACGCCCTTCTGATGGGCTAACTGATGATGATGAGTCACCGAGGATTTGCACCTACATCAGGTCACGCGGCCTGAACGCACCAATGCGATTGGTTTACTTCAGTTTTTCCAAGCGGTGATTACGGCTGATGCCTCTCCCTTGGTGAGCTCCTCGAGCACGAGCAGGTCACGCCCGATTACTTCTGACACGGCTTTGATTACGCCTGCCCCAGCTGGGATGTTCTTTGTTCGTGCCAAGGCTCGAATCATGCCGACCTGTTTAGCAGACGCCACCGCCTTCGGGTCACGGATGTTGACCACGTTGGTCTTTTGCGGCTTGTCATCAAATGGGTCGGGCACCGGGCTGCCATCGTCATATGTGGCTGTTTCGGTCTTGACCTCGACTGCTGGCTGGCGTGCAAGCACCTCTTGCTTGCTTGCCATCTTGGTGTCAATGCCAAAGCCCATCATGCCCAGGGCACGCCCCAAGGCCGATGTTGAGGCGTTCATCTGCTCCGAATCGCGTGTGTATGGCGTAGTTCCAGGGAATGGCTCCCAACAGAATGCAATGCACGGCAGCTGATCGTCTTTGTCACGCCATACTGTGCAGCGAATCTCAATGTAAAGCTTTGTGCCAATCTCACGGAATACCGGCTGGGATTCTTGCACGCGCAAATCTGGATACTTTTGTAGCGCCATGCGTAGTCGAGTAGGCACATCGACGTAATTGTCAAGGTTGAAACTCATTTGTCCTCCACAAGTTTGATTAGGTTGATCCACTCGTAAGCAGGCATGCAGGCAATCCAGTCAGCGACATCGGTTTTGCCTGGGCGTTTGAGAATGATTACGCCTGTGAATGCGTCGGCGTTTTGTATTTGTCTGCGTAGCTGCTTGAAATAGTCCTCAAAGCTGTGGGTCTTGCGGTCTTTGACCTCAATGATGATGCCAGGCAAGCCATCGATGTCGCCTCGGTCGTCTTGCCGACCGGCTTGCACTCGATCAGCTTTAACACCGAATGTGCGTAACCACTTGACCACGGCACGCTCAGCTGCGTGGCCTTTGCGTTTCTGTGGGCTTGTCATTTGTCAATCCACATGTCGCCAACGATGTGCAATGGGGCATCCACGAGATTGTCTTTCGCATCCACCATGTGCAAACAGTTCAGGTAGCCAATTGCGTCAATCAGTGAATCCTCGTGCAGTTTCTCGCGGTCGAGCGATGTCATCAGCCTGGCAAGTTTCACCGCGACCATGAACATGATTGCCTCTTGCACCGTCAGGTTGTGCTTGAAGTTGGTAAGCACACCAAAGATGCGGCGAACCATGGTGTAATCATCCCAAGGGTGTCCGTATTGCGCCATACGTTCACCATTCTTGGTGAGTTGCCATGCCCTGTAGGCGGCGTCGCCCGGATCAGGTCTTGTCATCGCTGCTGTCCTCCGATGTCACGACAAGGTAAATGAACGCTGTGATGAAGTAACCCAAAAACACGCCCCATACGAGCCAGTCACTCATCGATGCTGTCATACGTTGTCCAGTTGGGCCATCCGTGGTTGGCTGCGATGTGCCAGGCGACGATCAGGTTGGTGCGCGGCTGCATCAGGTCTGAGCAGTCGTTGACCAGGCCGAATGCCTGCAGGTAGCCCTCGGGCCAGTACCGGCTGGGTTGGCACCAAAAGCTGTTTATTTGCATCAAGCCGAATGATTCGCCGTTGTCGCCTATGACGTCTGGTAGGCACATGGATTCGAGCTCCATGACCTGTAGCGCCGTTGGCAGGTCGCTGGGCGTGAAGCCTGCCTCAAGGGCTAGGGGCGCCCATTCGGCGCATCCTGGGCCTTCGTAGGGGGCAATGGTGCCATTCTGTGGGGTTGCCAGCGGTGCCTCGGTCGTGGGCGGTATGTAGGCGGTCGATGACACCGCTGGCGACCAAGGGTCTAGTGGCTGCTCTGGGGTGAGCGCAAGTCCGACGCCGCCGATGATTAGCGACGCGCATGCGCCGATGGTGACTAGGGGGTTCATGCGGCGCTCGGGTGTGTGGGTTCGCCCGGTAGGTGTTTTAGCTCTAATGGGTCGCTCCAGTCGGATTCGGGCGTGTTGCGCATGCGCAATTGGGCGCGCTTGATGCGGCCTGTGTCGTGCCTGAATACTACGAGGTGGAATTCCTGCATCGTGTCCGTGCAGTACCCGGTCAGTATTTCGTAGGTAATTACCTGTGGTGTTGTCATGTTATGGGCCTCCAATCCCATGTATTTGACCTTAGCGAGCTTTTCGGGGCTTGTGGGGGATTCTCAGCCGTTCGACCTTTTTGACCATGCCCATGGGTATCAGTAGCACGTTGTCAACCTGCTCATCGTCGGCACAGCTCTGTATCAATACCAGGTGCCTCGAGCGTTTGCGTTTTAGCCAGTATCCGACCGAATACACCACGCAGGGCTCATCCTTAATGTCATCCAGGTCGCGCCATTCGTTATTGCCCAGCGTGTAGGCGTCGTGCCAAGTGACTCGCACGAGTGGGTAAGCGTCTAGTCGAGCCATACGACGTATTCTGCCGCCACGCGGCCCTTGGCTGGATCAATGAAATGTAGGCGTTGGCTGGGCTTGCCTGTCGCAGCCACAAATTCGCGTGCGTATTCATTGTGCGACTCTGGCGAGCCGGTCACAAAGATTCGATTGCCGTTGCCCATGGTCAGGCTCATGGGTGTGTGCCAGTGCCCCATGTAGCAGTCGGTAAATTCCTCGATGACGCCACCGGCCCAAGCGTTGACCTTACGCAGGATGCCGAATGCCGGTGTGTTGCCGCCGAAGCTCTTGATCTCGTCACCGTGCACGAGCAGCGCCTTGTAGTTGCCGATGCGCGCAATTTGATACCAGTCGCCCGAGCTCTGCCAAGAGGCCGTTAGCCCTTTGCATTTGTCGCGTGCAATCTCGTAGGCGATGCGGTCAATGTTGTCGCCACCGGGCATCTCGCCCTTGCGACCGAGCCTGCCGTGGTTGCCGTACTCGCATACCACGTGCACCTTTTCAAAGTGCTGTGCCAGCGTCGTGATCGACTGCGTGATAATCTGCGACACCGTGAACAGCTGCTCATACAGGTGTGCGTGCACCTCGTACACCTGACCTGGGAAAATGCCTAAGCCCTCCACCATGTCGCCACCGAGCAGCACGTACACCTCCCTGACCGGATGATGTTTGCGCTGAATGTCCGTGATGTGGATGGTCTTGTCAATGAACTGCTCAATGCGTTGCGCGCACGTAGTCGGGCCGTAGCTCACCGTTTTCTTGCCGTACTGCCAATCGGTCAAATGCACCAGGGCGACCTCAGGCTTGCCTGTGCGTTTGTCTTTGGCTATCGGCTTGATTCGTACCGGGTCAACCGCCAGGGCCGCATCCTTGGCGGCCTGATACACCGCGCTAATGAGCTCATCCTTGGCGAACTTGGCTTTGACCAGCGCCTGCTGCGTGCGCGCCAATGCTTGGCGCAGCTGATCGGCAGATTGCAATTGGTTCACTTCGTCACGAAGCATGGCGCTCGCGGTATCTGTGCACCGTGTTTTGCGTAACTGCTTTAGGTGCACCGTGCTTTAGACACAATTGGGCCAGTGATCGAAGGCTGTAGCTGTAATCCATCAGCACGTCATGCCATTCATCAGCGTTGGGTTGGGCTTTGACCCACTCAATCAACGTCTGCAATTTCTCCGTTTTTGGTTGCAATTCGTCGCGTAGCCCCATTGCTGTGATCCTCCAAGTGATTGTCAATCTTGCGTTCCACCCTAGTAAGAATCCGACGCACGTATGCGTGATCCGAGCTGTTTTCTTTGCGTGCACGCTCAATAAGCCACGCCGGTAGCCCGGCTGCAATGATGATGGCGATTGCGCTAATTAGCGCTACGTAGATCTCTGTTGGCATGCGAGTCAATCCATTCTTGAACTGCTGCCGGTATTGATTCTGCCATGAAATACCGTATGTGCCATGGCTCGGATTGCAGCTCCCAAGTGAAGCCGTATTTGTCGCAGTTGTCGCGCATCCATTGCAGGCGCAAACCGTTGGCATCGCTGACATCAACCGCCAGCCCAAGATTATGGAAGCTGCGACCGGGCACCGCCATCGGGGCCAGCCCTGGCTTCAGGTAATACTTTTGCCCTTTGTACGTGCGTATCGATTTGCTGTTTTCAATCGGTGCCGTGGTGTAGCGCGCCAAGAATCCGCGCTCTTGTACCTCGAGGCTTCGATACGTGTCTGCAACGCTCGTCGGTTTCAGTGGTCTGATTCCGTCGCGGTGCGCGGCCTTTCGCATCGCCTCCCATGCCTGGGCAGCCAACGGATGCAGCCTGCCGTAAGGCCTGATCGGCACCAACAGGTAGTCGGGCAGCTTGCCCCACTCGATGCTGCGTAGGTCAGCCGGTAGCCGTACCGGCTTGACTACGAGCTTCACTTGCGACCGTACCTAGTGTCTTTCGTGTTTGCCCAGGCGTAAATCAACGGCAGCACGGCTGCTAGCCCTGCCTTTAGCGCGCCTTCGACGTTGTAGTCGCTTGTGATAAGCACGGCGACGGATCCAGCGACGAATGCTTTGAGCCAGTCCTCGAGCATGTATTGCCATTTCATTATTCAACCTCTAGCGGTAGCTGTGGGGCTATGAATTTGTCAATGTTGGCGTCGTATGTCCAGCCGATGCCGGGATAGCCGCGACCAGTGTTGTCGTAAAACGCTTCGATCCATAAATCAGGGTTGCCGTAGCGGTCGGGGTTGGCGACGATGAACTCGTAGGTGACGCAGTGCAGGTCGGTGACGATGCCTGCCTCGACTTTGGCGTAGAACGTCAGTTGGCTCATACCTTGAACCTCACATACACAATGCCAGCGGCACCGTTGGCGCTTGCGCCACCGTTGTGGCTGCCACCAGCGCCCGATCCTGCTGTGGTTGCGTTAGTGCCATTGCCTGTGCTGCCTGCGACACCGCCGTTGCCTGCCGCGCCGCCGGTTGACCCACCACCGCCGCCACCAGCCGCGCGGTAAGCCGTGGCACCTGAGATAAACGTTGAGATGTCTCCACCGTTGCCGCCTGCGCCGCCTGTGTTTGTTGCGGCGTTTCCGCCAGCTGAGGCATACCCGCCGCCGCCGCCGCCGCCAGCCGAACCGTTAGAGCCGTTGCCGCCATCGTTGCCAAACGTATCGTCAACGGTTTTTTGGTAGCCGTATGTCAAACCGTTATTTAGCGCACTACCGCCGCCGCCGCCAGATGCGCCGTTGTGACCGTATGCCCGTTCTAGTGCAAGACCGTTTGCGCCGATTGCGCCCGAACCGCCACCTGCCGCCGAAATAACCGACCCGATGTAAGAAGCCAAACCGTTGCTCTCACCTGCGCCGCCAGCCCCAACATCGACTGCGTAAGTTGCGGCAGGCAAGTAAATGGTGGTTGTTGAGGCAAGGCCGACGATGGCACCACCACCGCCACCACCAGAACCGCTACTTGCTGTTGAGTTACCTGTGCCGCCGCCGCCGCCGATAAGCAAGCAGTCAAACAGCCCAGCCCGAGACACAACAAGGTTGCCATCGCTGCTGAACGTCAACAACGTGTAATTGATGCCGCCGACTGTGATACTGCTTGATGTGCCGCCTGTCGCGGTGCCGTAAGTGGCACCTGCACCGCTAAAAAAAGCAAAGGTTGACGCAGACAGGGCTACGAGACTGCCTCCTCCGTATTGCGCCAATGCAAGTGACCCGGCTGTGTTAATTGTTACGCCTGCACCAGCCGTAATCGTCGTGGTGCCTGCGCCTTTGTTTGCGATAAAAATTGTGTCGCCGGTCGTAAATACTGAATTGTTGACGGTAATCGTCGTTGCGCCTGCATTGTTCATAATGACGCGCTTGCCAGCGTCACCGACCACAAGCGTGTAACTTGCGGTTTGGTCGTTGATCGGCAAGTTGGTAATGTCGTTCAATTGCTGTGCTGTAAGCACCTGCGACGCTACGAAGGGAAATGGCGTAGTCATGAGGTCATCATCCTAATACGTTCGTGCCATCAAGCTGACCGTACACGACATCATCAAGAATCAGCTGGAATACGACCGTGGTTGGGGCCGTGAAATAGGTGATTCGGTGCCCTGACTGGAAACTGATGGTGCCCTCGATGCCTTCGACCGACAGCTCGGAGGTCAGGCTTGATAGGCCGGTGATGTCTTTGGTGATAGTGATGGTGTCACCGATGTCCACCTGGGCTGCCAGGTTGCGTTCCGCGTCGGTCAGCATTGAAAAGTTGGTGCTTACGGCTGTAAAACGCGGTGATGGCTCAGGCTCAAGCAGGTAGGCCGCCAAATCGTCGATTTCGCCTTGGTCGTGCAGCAGGCTGCCTGTGATCGACTTTGACTGAATGAAGTAGGTGGCTTGGCTGCTGAGGTCTTCATCGGTTGCCGTGTTGTTGTTTAGCCCTGCCACGTATGCCCGGTTGACAACGCCATCGGCATCAAATTCAATGTCCACGCGGTCGTAGGCGCTTGCGGTGCCATCATCAGCGAACGTGATGACCGAGCCGCTTAGCGTGGCTCCTATGCGTTCCTGGAAGGTCAATACGCCATCACGCGACATGAACAGTCGGCCCTGCTCCGCTTCGTTGATTGCATTGAGATACTGCAACGTGTTGGTGCCTGCCGCAACGTTGTAGCTCGAGTCGTGACCCAGATTCACCGTGCCGGTGGCGACATTGGTTGTGCCGGTGTAATCCACCTCGGGCAACGCCAGCACCGTGGTGATGCGTGCGCCGCTGGTTTGTGAGCTGGGGTTGAATGCCGCCATCTGTGTCTGGCTCAACAGGTAGAAATCGTCGGCGCATGACACCGACACGCTGTTGTAGCCAGCCAGGGCGAACTCGTAGGTGTAAGACATGACATACCCGATGAACAGGTATTCGCCTGCACGGCTGAGGCGCACTTTACGCATCGGGGCGAGGCCCGGCTTGTCGTTGGTCGGATCGTAATAGGGGCTGTTTGTGTCGTATGGGCCGAGGATGCCTGTTTCGTCAATCATCTCGAATGACAATGTGCCTGCCGAGAATTGGTCATCAATGTTGCGTCTGCCGCGCCGGTAGGTCACCTCACGCACATAGTCGGTGATGTCTGCAAACGTCACATTGGGGCCGAGCGTGTACGTGGTGTTGTTCAGCACGCCCTTGGTTGCGTCATCAAGCCTGAACGAGTTGTAATCAAAGCCGGTGTCAAGCTCGAGCAGGTACGAACCTGCCTGGACTACGTTGGCAGCCATCAGGCGACCGCTATTTGTGCTGGGCCGCTGCGCCGGTTGTATTGCCTGATTGCGTTGACGATGATGTCGCCCAGGCGATCATCAGCGACGGTCGAATTGATGTTGATGGTGATGTTGCCCATCTGACCCATCTTTGACAGCGGCACTACGGCCTCTGGGCCTGCTTCACCAATCATCGCCAAGGTCGGCCCGGTCACGATGCCGCCTTCAGCCAGCATCGGTATTTGCGGCACGCTGAAGCCTTTGCCGCCGAGCCCAGGCACCCAGTCGGGCACTTTGAATGACAGCTTGCCGACAGTGCTATTCCACAGCTTTGCGATGCCGTTAAAAATGCTCTTGTAGAACCCAAGCACGGTGTTGAGGTAGCCCTTAATGAATTCAACCGAGCCCTCGATGGCGGTCTTGATGAAACTGAACATTGCGTCAATTGCGTTGCGGAACGTCTCGGATTTGTTGTACGCGAGCACCAATGCTGCGACCAAGGCTGCGATGGCGATCACGACCACGCCGATTGGGTTGGCTGCCATCACAAAATTCAGCGCAGCCTGGGCGACCTTGACGACTACGAGCGTGGCTTGATACACCTTCATTGCCGCGTTGATGGCAAGGATTGCACCGGCGAGGCCGCCCACCACGCCCATCAGAATCAGCACCACTTTTGTGTTTTCCTGCATCCACGTGGCGACAGGTATCAACTTCTCAACCAACGCAGTGAGCACCGGCAGGAACGCAGCACCAATCGATTCTTGAGCTTCACCGAATTGAATTTGCAGGTTTTTCATCTTGCCTGCCTGCGTTTCGGCAGCCTGACTTGCAGCGCCTGTGTGAATCTCCAACGCCTGCATCACCTCATCAAATTCAGCGCCACCTTTGATCATCTGCCTGACGTATGGGTCAAGGTTCCCCAGCGCCTTCATGTTGCCGTTGGCAGCCTTTGCCATTGCGTCGGTGACTGTCGCCAGATCGGTGCCTGTCGAAACTGCGATGTCCTGGGCTTTGACAAGCAGCTCTTGGGCGTAGTTGGCTTCACCTACCGCATTGACCAGGGTTGCCATCGCTGGCCTCAATTCGTCATCCGTGGTCGCGGTCAATCTGGATTGAGCCGAAATAAACGCTTCCGTCGAGGCAATCTGTTCATCGGTTGCCATACCGGCGCGACGCATAACGCCTGCAAGGTGATCCTGTGCGGCTGCATCCTCCATCGCGGCCTTGGCAGACACACCGATGACACCAGCCAGGGCACCTATTGCAGCGGTCGCTGGTACGGCAGCTTTGGTCAGTGCGAACTTGGCTTTAGCGCCAGCGCCCTCGAGCGACTTGAACTCAGCAATAGCCGACTTGATGCCTTTGCTATCAAACTCGGAGACAATGGGTATGGAGACAGCCATTAGGACATCCTACGAATCTTTGCCAGAGCCGGTCACGAGATTGCGGTTTACTTCGTTCATTACGCGCTCGCACAATCGCAACATCTCATCATCGACCTGCGATTTGTTTTTTTCGTAACTAGGCCACATGACACGCGATGCACTGCCCCACCGATTAGCCAGGGCACGACCAAGCGCGTTGCTTGATTTGCGGCCTGCAATGTCATAGGTCTGGTTGGCGATACCCGACCACACAAGCCGAAACGTGCCCACATTAACGGTGTTGCCCTTGAACTCTTTGACACGCCGCGTACTAATCTTGGCAGCCAATAGTTTTTGTGCGACGCTCTGTTTCCATCCGCCCTCGCCAATAATCTCGTGGCCTGATTTAGTTTTCCATTTTCGGTCTAACCCCGACAAGGGCGCATCGCTCGGTATGACTGATTTGGCGTCATCAATCACCGACTTAACGATTTGCTTGTAATCCTTGGTGATTTCACGACGCAATGATTTGTCAATTTTATTGAGCTCTTTAAGGGCATTTTTAATGCCGTAAACCTCAAGCTGCGTGTCAACGGGCATGTCGGTTTGCTTTCTCTGACAGGAACTGCACGGTGCGTAAATCCTCAAACTCAAACGGTACGTCTGGCGGCCAGAATCCGGTGGCTAGCAGCAGATCTGCTAGCTGGCGCCGGTAACTGCCGCTTCCGTAGGGTTTACCTGTATCGGCTGCACCTCGATCAGCTCATCTAACGCATCCTCAAACTCGGCCCACGTGCGATTCTCTTTGCCTAGCTTGGTCAGTTTGTACCAAAACAGCCAGCCGTAATCATCGAGCCGTTCGCGTGTGACAAGGTTTTTGCTGCTGGTGCCGTGCGCAGTCTCCCACGCACAAACGGTGCCAAGATTCGTTGTGACAGTCTCTGTCACGATTTGCCCCGATGGCTGTGCGTAAGCCATCGTGATTTTTAATTTCATGGCGTCGTGTCTTCGACGAGCGTGCCACCAGTGAACGTGAGCTCGACTTCTTGCAGCTCTCCGACCGAGGCGTTCACCACGTCGCACGACTCGAGGTATGCGCCAGTGACCTGGTATTCCACGTTGTCGGTGCTGATTGCGCCAGTTGAGCGACGAGCCGCGACGTAGCAGCGCGTGCCCACCAGAGCAGCGAACGCATTGACAGCGGTGTTGCTTGCCAGCAGGGTTGCCGTGACTTCGACGTTGGTCAATCCGCCGACAAACTGGCGACCGCTATCGCCCATTGACGACTGGTCGAGCGCTTCACGGCTTTTTACGACGCTGACGCTGATCACCTGGTCGGTGTACGCGGTGCCCGGCGACGATGCGCCAACCGAGAAAAGTGCTGGGCCGAGAATCGTGGTTGCAACTGCCATGTGACGTGACTCCTTGAAGTGGAGGCTCGCTGCAAGCCAATCCGCAGTCTAGTAGCCCTAGGGGCTTACTTTGGTGCGTATGGTGAGCTCGTAGGCGCTGTAATCCATGCCGCCATAACTGACCGTTGTTGGGCGTGCCGCTGTCAGCCCAATTTTGGCTTCGCGCACCAGGTCGGCTGTGTCGAGCAGCGTGTCCATCGTTCGGTTGTCTCCGATGCCCGGTGCAATAATTACGATGCGAAATTCCATGTCTGCGTTGACGTTGGTGTTCAACGAAATGGTCGGTGCCTCGACCAGGGCGCACGGTGGGTTGAGTGTGCGCGGATCATCAAACACTTTTAGCCCTGTGATGGCCTGCAGCGTGCTTACGAGCTGGTCGTAGCCAGTTTTGAACAGCTGGTCGGGCATCAGGCGACCTGCGGTTTATTCACACCGAGCAGGCGCATGATTTGACCAAAATTGCCTGCCACCGGGCCGCCGACAGCCAGCGGATCAAACGACGCTAAGCCCTCGACACTGCCCTTCTCGCGGTACAGCACAGCTGCGTACATCGTGGTGCCCAGCTTGACATCGAGCCCCGGCACGGTGCTCGGTGAATCCCAATAGCCCGATTCCTGACGCCTACGGAATGCGAATGCGTTGGCTGCACCGACCGCCATGACCATGATGTCGTAATCGGCGCTGGGGCTCGTAAACGTGTACCCGAGGTAATCCTCAAGGTCGCCCTGGGCAATCCACGTGCACGTAACCGAGTACGTGAGGCTGCCTGACGCAGCTGCACGCTCTTGGTTGTCTGCCGTGAGCGCAAATTGAATTTGATTGGGGATGATGCGCGCCGTGTCGTAGGTGTAGTCACCTTGCTCGGTCACGCCGGTGAAGTAATACTCGGGCAACGCTCGAATGACGTGCGTGCCGTTGAAACCAGTCAGCCCGGTAATCGTGACAGATTGCCCAACCTCAAATTCGGGTTGTTGCAAGACCTGTACCGTGGCGACGTTATCCAGTACCTGGGAGTGGGTAATGGTGTACGTCGCCACGGCGTAGTCGCTTGGAGGAGGCGAACTAGGTGTTAGGCGATTTCAACGAACTTGCTGGCGTCGAGCATCAAGGTTGCGAGGTATCCGCGGAACTTGATGATGCGTGACAGCGAGCCATCGGTTGCTTCGACCTGGACTGCGCCCTTTTGCTGTTCGTAGATCTCGAATCCGTCTGCCGCGCCGATTGCGAGGAAGTCGCTTTCGTACGGGCACACGACGACCGAGAGGCCGAAGGCGTTGGCGTTGAGCGTGCCAGGTGAGACGTTGCCGAATGCGTTCATCGGGCCGACCTGTGGGAACAGTGGGCGATCAGCGGTGTCGCTGAGCTGACCCAATGCACCCCAGAACGATGGCGACACGAACATGTGCGTCGGCAGGTGCGTGCTGGCGTTGAGGATGGTCTGCGATGCGCCGTAGATCCACTCGGCCCACAATGCCGGGTCGGTGGTGTCAAATGCGGCGCGAGTCGTGGTGATGCCAGCCTTGAGAGCAGCTTCGACTGCATCCTCGGTCTGCTTGCCGTACTCGCGTGCCATGTCGTCAATGAGCGCGCTCAAGACTTGCGGTTCGCTCCAGTCGATGTCCTCTTCGGACAGCTTGACGTAGCCACCGTAGACAGACTTGGTGACGTTTTCCTTGGCGACAACGAACGTGCCTGCATCAAGCGGCTGGTTTTCGCCGTTGCTGGCACCGATCGTGGTGTGCGTCGTGACCTTCGGGCGCGAGAACACTTTGCCGCCACCCGGCATTGCGCGAGCACCGATTGCGTCGATGACAGGGCGACGACCGATCAGGTTGTTGTAGACCGGGCCGAGAATCGGCGTCGGCAACAGACCAGGCGTGTCGGTCGTGACGACATCGGGCGCTGCGGCCTTCAGATTGGCGAGGAATTCTGCCGCGACTGCGCCACCTTGGCACAGCTTGCTGATGTATTCGCCTGCGGTCGGCATGACGAACTCTTTCTTGGCTGCAGCCCACACTGGTGCGGCTGGTGCAGCGGCTGGAACTTCAGCGACTGCTGCGGCGGTCTCGATCTTGTCGGTCATTGGTTGTAGCTCCTCTGTCGGTTTTGCTTCGGTCGCTGCAACCTCTGTAATCGTAGCACCGCGGAATGCCGGTGCGGTGACTAGCGACAACTCTACCCAGTCGCCACGGCTGATCACCATGACGCCCTGGTCGTTGAAGCTGTAGTCAACCGGATTGACGCCCACCGAAACGGCATCCACGGCACCATCTTTGATGAGCTCGAGCATGTCGTTGCCCTCTGACGTGGCACTGATTCGGGCCGTGAACAGCATGCCCTTTTCGGAATCCACACGCCCGGTGACGACGCCAACTGGGGCCGTATCGTCGTGATACTTGAGCAGTTTCGGGTTCTTGCCGCTGGTTGCCAGACTGCCGCGCTCAAACATGACGCGAGTGCCATCCGAAACGGTCGCCTCGGTATTCCACGGCACTGCGACACCCGAAATGGTGCGTGGCGATTCGCCTTCCTCAGCGATGATGAACGTGTCGGTGGCGGTCAGCTTGATCATGTGTCCTCAATTTCTCGAGTGGGTTGCGCCGGAGTCGGTGCAGCGTTGTCCGACCCCGGCACACTATTTGCTTCCTCCAGGTAATACTCTACGTCAAGGTAGATGTAGCGACCGCGTGGCGTCACGTTGTTCATTGACAGCGTTGACTCGATGCAATCAATGTACGGTTTTGCGCCGAACAGGTACAGGTCTTGGCGTGCTTGCAATGCGTTTTGGTACGTCATGCCGCCGCCGGTCGGTGCGCCCACCAGGTATGGCGGAATGTTGGCAAGACGCGACATTTCCAGTGCCTGATACGTGCGTGCCTCGGTCAATTGCAGCTTGCTCGGATCCATGTACGACTCTTTCCAATCGACGTACTGGTTAAGCGCGGCAATGGCGTTGTTGTTTCGTGCAGCTGCGAAACCTGCAGCCAGTTCGCTCAATTCTTCGGCGCTCAACGGCTCGCCTTCGGTTTGCTTGAGCACACCGGCTGGCGTTTGGTTGCGTGCGAAGCGCTCGGCGCTGGTGTCAAGGTTGATGTTGGTGCGGATGGAGCGTGCGCCTGCGCTCAACACGCCTTGAATCGGTGACAGGAACTGCACTACGTCATTTGGGTTGAGCAGTGTGCCGTTGAAATACACCTCTTTTGAAACACCAAAGTAGATCGGGCCTGCCTGGTCACGTGTTTGCACGTTGCTGGCAGGAATCCACGTGAATGTTGCTGGAAATCCGTTGCCGAATCGGCTGGTGACTACCCAGAATGCGCGACCGTAGAAGAACAGGTCGTCGGCAGTCCAGCTCAGAATGAAATTGCGCGTCACGTTGGGGTCGGGCTGATGGAACCACGTGTCGTCGGGCAGCTCGACATCCTCGTAATCGTCATCAATCCACTGTTTTGTGTATTGGTGAATGGGTAGGCAGCCGATCATGCCGCAGATCAGGTCGCGTGCGCGGCTGATGGTCGGTATTTGGATGGCCTGTGACCGGGTGAAGTCCACGGTGTAGGTCATGAAGTTGCCGACGTAAGGGTCGCCTGCAGCTCCGGCAGCGCCGATGCGCGCCTGCGTCTGATTGGGTGTGCCGCGCTTCAAGCTGAATAGTGATGCCATGGCTGGTCAGTCTAGGCGCTTGATGCAATGACAGGTCGGTTGACCATCGGGCGAGGTCTTGCAGACAATCCGACAGCCCACACTAAGCATCGAGCAAGCTCAATCGGCCCGGCTGACTTAGTGGAGCTCAACGCGATGCTGCCAGGCGTCTTGACTGCGACAGCACGACCGACATGCTCAGCCAACATTGTCTCGCCGGTGTGATTGACGCGGCCCTCATTGATCAGCTGACGCACCATCGATGTGTAGCGCGTGATTTCTTGGTAGCCGACGATGACGCGACGCCTGGCTAGATCAGTCGGACAATTCGTGTCGAGTGTCGGCGTGATTGCCACAGTCAGATTCGGGTTGTCGCGAATCTGCTGACGTATGTGCTCCCACACCTGGGTGATTGTCTCGCACATGAACGCGACAGTCGCAGTCAGCATCCCAGCAGAATTCGCGTTGCAACGCACTGCGACGTAGCGCCCATCCTCCATCGCCACCTCGACCGCGAGCACGCCACCGGGCATCGGTGGCTTGTCGGTTGCGTGCGATTCCCATTTGCCTGGCGGCAGCCAAGAGATTTCGGACTGTACCCATAAGTTGACACTTGAGCGTAGGAAGCCTGCACGATTGGGTGACTTTGACTCTTGCTGAATCGTGCGTATGTCGAGCGTATGCCCAAGCGCCGGGTTGGCGTACTCCCACGCGGCTTCGCTCATCGGCTCAATGTCTGGCGGTGGCGAGTATTCAGCCAGGTAAATTCCAGTGCTCTTATTCTCATCGATTGCACGTAAGCCTTGCTCACGCCAACGCAGCATCGCTACCGATTCCTCGGTGCCTGCCGTTGACCACATCGAGCACAGCGGATTGGGTCGTGCACGTTGCGTAGGCAGCAGGCCGATGTCAAGTGTCTCGGAGTCGATGCCGAATACTTCGTCGGCAAGGATCAGGTCAACGCTCATGCCGTGACCGGCGCTTGGGCGTGCAGCTTTGACGTGCCATGCGCTGTCGCCAATCTTGATGCTGTTACGACCGTAAGCCCACACTGCTTTGACATCAAACTTCGCCTCGAGTATCGGCGCTAGGTCTTGGAACAATGCAGTCGCCAGATCGAGCCGGTGGGCTGTGGTCAGAATCGTTTGCGGCCCTGCGTGCCTCGAGTAATCAGTCAGCCACCAACCGAGCAGCGCTTTGAGCGCGACCGTCTTGCCGTTTTGTCGTGCGACACTGACGAGAGACAGGGGGTTGCACCATCGACCTTCGGCGTTGACGCTGAGCTGACCGTTGAGCACGTGCAGCTGCCAGGGCATGAGCTCCACTCCGAGGACACGCTTAGCCCATTGGGCCACTTCGGGCCCATGTGATCCAGCGGCATCCGCGATGATCGTTTCAATGCGCGGCAGGTCATGACCTTTTCCTTTTCGCTCCGGGCTTTTCCTTTTGGATAAAGAAAGAGATGGGCGCGGGGGCGTTTGCTTTGTAATTTCAAAAAACTCTGATGCCTTTTTCGTTTTGCGTTTCGGCTGAGTGCGTTTGGGTCGGGGTGTGCCGGTTGCGTCGGCTCGAGCGACTTGTCTTGCTCTTGCCTTCGATGCTTTGTAGTTCGCTCCTCTGCGACCGTTGCACTCGAGACAAGCTGGAACGAGATTGTCGAGCTCGTCGCTGCCACCTCTGTCATGTTCAATTAGATGATCTGCCGTAGTGGCCTGGCGTTTTTTGCACCAATGGCATCGGGGTTTGTCGCGTAGTAGTGCCGCCCTATTTTTGCGGTACGTGGGGTTTGATGTTCGCTTAGGCATGGGGGGTTTTTACTGGCGCCCCTCGCTGCGCTCGGGTTGCCCTGGATGCATTGCGTTGAGTCTCATCACATCCTAGGCGAGGTAAGGGTAGGGGGGGTTTGTTTGCGGTATGTGTGCGGTATGTTTAGCCCGAGTGTTGCTCGAGTGTGTGTCTCTGGGCGTAGTGCCCCCGGGCTCCAACCCGACCGTTGAGTAAGCACGGTTCACACTCGCCACGCAATGGATCTGTTTGCATGGACTGACACGCCCTTCTGATGGGCTAACTGATGATGATGAGTCACCGAGGATTTGCACCTACATCAGGTCACGCGGCCTGAACGCACCAATGCGATTGGTCTACTTCAGTTTTTCCAAGCGGTAATTACGGCTGATGCCTCTCCCTTGGTGAGCTCTTCGAGTACGAGCAGGTCACGCCCGATTACCTCTGACACTGCTTTGATTACGCCTGCCCCGGCTGGGATGTTCTTTGTTCGTGCCAAGGCTCGAATCATGCCGACCTGTTTAGCAGATGCCACAGCCTTCGGGTCACGGATGTTGACCACGTTGGTCTTTTGTGGCTTGTCATCAAACGGGTCGGGCACTGGGCTGCCATCCTCATACGTCGCTGTCTCGGTCTTGACCTCAACAGCTGGCTGACGTGCAAGCACCTCTTGCTTGCTTGCCATCTTGGTATCAATGCCGAAGCCCATCATGCCCAGGGCACGCCCCAAGGCCGATGTTGAGGCGTTCATCTGCTCCGAGTCGCGTGTGTATGGCGTGGTGCCTGGAAATGGCTCCCAGCAGAATGCGATGCACGGCAACTGATCGTCTTTGTCGCGCCATACCGTGCAGCGAATCTCAATGTAGAGCTTTGTGCCAATCTCACGGAATACCGGCTGGGATTCTTGCACGCGCAGGTCTGGGTACTTTTCTAGCGCCATGCGTAGTCGAGTAGGTACGTCTACGTAGTTGTCAAGGTTGAAGCTCATTTGTCCTCCACAAGTTTGATTAGGTTGATCCACTCGTATGCAGGCATGCAGGCAATCCAGTCAGCGACGTCGGTTTTGCCTGGGCGTTTGAGAATAATAACGCCTGTGAATGCGTCGGCGTTTTGTATTTGTCTGCGTAATTGGTTGAAGTAGTCCTCAAAGCTGTGGGTTTTGCGGTCTTTGACCTCAATGATGATGCCTGGCAGGCCATCAATGTCGCCCCGGTCGTCTTGCCGACCGGCTTGCACTCGATCAGCTTTGACACCGAACGTGCGTAGCCACTTGACCACGGCACGCTCGGCTGCGTGCCCTTTGCGTTTTTGTGGGCTTGTCATTTGTCAATCCACATGTCGCCAACGATGTGCAATGGGGCATCTACGAGATTGTCTTTGGCATCGACCATGTGCAGGCAATTCAGGTAGCCGATTGCGTCAATCAATGAATCCTCGTGCAATTTCTCGCGGTCCAATGATGTCATCAGCCTGGCAAGTTTGACTGCGACCATGAACATGATGGCTTCTTGCACCGTCAGGTTGTGCTTGAAGTTTGTGAGCACACCGAAAATGCGGCGCACCATGGTGTAGTCATCCCAAGGATGTCCGTATTGGGCCATTCGATCACCGTTTTTGGTGAGCTGCCATGCCACGTATGCGGCGTCGCCCGGGTCGGGTCTAGTTGCTGCCATCGCTGTCTTTCTCCCTGCGTGTTCTAGCAAGGTACCAAAACGCTGCAACGAAGTAGCCGTAGATGATGATGAATACCAGTGCGTCACCCATTGATGTGCTCGTATGTTGTCCAGTTGGGCCATCCGTGGTTGGCTGCGATGTGCCATGCGACGATCAGGTTGGTGCGCGGCAGCATCAGCTCCGAGCAGTCGTTGACGAGGCCGAATGCCTGCAGATAGCCCTCGGGCCAGTAGCGGCTGGGTTGGCACCAAAAGCTGTTTATTTGCATCAGGCCGAATGATTCGCCGTTGTCGCCTATGGCGTCAGGTAGGCACATAGATTCAAGCTCCATGACCTGTAGCGCCGTTGGCAAATCGGTGGGCGTGAACCCTGCCTCTAGGGCTAGGGGCGCCCATTCGGCGCATCCTGGGCCTTCGTAGGGGGCAATGGTGCCATTCTGGGGGGTTGCCAGCGGTGCCTCGGTCGTGGGCGGAAGGTAGACGGTCGATGACACCGCTGGCGCCCAAGGGTCTAGTGGCTGCTCTGGGGTCAGCGCAAGTCCGATACCGCCGATGATCAGCGACGCGCATGCGCTGATGGTGATTATGGGGTTCATGCGGCGCTCGGGTGTGTGGGTTCGCCCGGCAGGTGCTTTAGCTCTAATGGGTCGCTCCAGTCGGATTCGGGCGTGTTGCGCATGCGCAATTGGGCGCGCTTGATGCGGCCTGTGTCGTGCCTGAATACTACGAGGTGGAATTCCTGCATTGTGTCCTTGCAGTACCCGGTCAGTATTTCGTAGGTGATTACCTGTGGTGTTGTCATGTTATGGGCCTCCAATCCCATGCATTTGACCTTAGCGAGCTTTTCGGGGCTTGTGGGGGATTCTCAGGCGTTCCACTTTTTTGACCATGCCCATCGGTATCAGCAGCACGTTGTCCACCTGCTCATCGTCGGCACAGCTCTGGATCAACACCAGGTGCCGTGACCGTTTGCGTTTGAGCCAGTATCCGACCGAATACACCACGCAGGGCTCATCCTTGATGTCGTTTAGGTCGCGCCATTCGTTGTTGCCCAGCGTGTAGGCGTCGTGCCAGGTGACTCGCACCAGGGGGTAAGCGTCTAGTCGAGCCATACGACGTATTCTGCCGCCACGCGGCCCTTGGTCGGATCAATGAAATGTAGGCGTTGGCTGGGTTTGCCTGTCGCAGCCACGAATTCGCGTGCGTATTCATTGTGCGACTCTGGCGAGCCGGTGACGAAAATTCGATTGCCGTTGCCCATGGTCAGGCTCATGGGCGTGTGCCAATGCCCCATGTAGCAGTCGGTGAACTCCTCAATGACGCCACCAGCCCAAGCGTTGACCTTACGCAGAATGCCGAATGCCGGTGTGTTGCCGCCGAAGCTCTTGATCTCGTCACCGTGCACGAGCAGCGCCTTGTAGTTGCCGATGCGCGCAATCTGATACCAGTCGCCCGAGCTCTGCCATGAGGCTGTCAGGCCTTTGCATTTGTCGCGTGCAATCTCGTACGCGATGCGATCAATGTTGTCGCCACCAGGCATCTCGCCCTTACGGCCCAACCTGCCGTGGTTGCCGTACTCGCATACCACGTGCACCTTCTCAAAGTGCTGTGCCAGCGTCGTAATCGACTGCGTGATGATCTGCGACACGGTGAACAGCTGCTCGTAGAGGTGTGCGTGCACCTCGTACACCTGCCCTGGGAAGATGCCCAATCCCTCCACCATGTCGCCACCAAGCAGCACGTAGACCTCTCTAACCGGGTGATGCTTGCGCTGAATGTCCGTGATGTGAATGGTCTTATCGATGAACTGCCCAATGCGTTGGGCGCACGTGGTCGGGCCATAGCTCACTGTTTGTTTGCCATACTGCCAATCTGTCAAATGCACTAGGGCGACCTCGGGCTTGCCTGTGCGTTTGTCTTTGGCTATTGGTTTGATTCGTACCGGCTCGACCGCTAGGGCCGCATCCTTGGCGGCTTGATAAACCGCGCTAATCAGCTCATCTTTGGCGAACTTGGCTTTGACCAACGCCTGTTGCGTGCGCGCCAATGCCTGGCGCAGCTGATCGGCAGATTGCAGTTGGTTTACTTCGTCACGAAGCATGACGCTCGCGGTATCTGTGCACCGTGTTTTGCGTGACGGCTGCTGGTGCCCCATGTTTGTGGCACAATTGAGCCAGTGATCGAAGGCTGTAGCTGTAATCCATCAGCACCTCGTGCCACTCATCAGCGTTTGGTTGGGCTTTCACCCACTCAATCAACGTCTGCAATTTCTCCGTCTTTGGTTCCAATTCGTCGCGTAACGCCATTGCTGTGATCCTCCAAGTGGTTGTCAATCTTGCGTTCTACCCTAGTGAGAATCCGACGCACGTATGCGTGATCCGAGCTGTTTTCTTTGCGTGCACGCTCAATCAGCCAGGCCGGTAGTCCGGCTGCGATGATGATGGCGATTGCGCTAATCAGCGCTACGTAGATCTCTGTTGGCATGCGAGTCGATCCATTCTTGAACTGCTGCCGGTATTGATTCTGCCATGAAATACCTGATGTGCCATGGCTCGGATTGCAGCTCCCAGGTGAAGCCGTATTTGTCGCAGTTGTCGCGCATCCATTGCAAGCGCAAACCGTTGGCGTCGCTGACATCGACCGCCAGCCCCAAATTGTGAAAGCTGCGACCAGGCACCGCCATCGGGGCCAGCCCTGGCTTCAAGTAATACTTTTGACCTTTGTACGTGCGTATTGATTTGCTGTTTTCAATCGGTGCCGTGGTGTAACGCGCCAAGAATCCGCGCTCTTGTACCTCAAGGCTTCGATAGGTGTCTGCGACGCTCGTGGGCTTTAGTGGTCTGATGCCGTCGCGGTGCGCGGCCTTCCTCATCGCTTCCCAAGCTTGGGCAGCCAAGGGATGCAGCCTGCCGTAGGGCCTGATTGGTGTCAGCAGGTAGTCGGGCAGCTTGCCCCACTCGATGCTGCGTAGGTCAGCTGGCATCCGTACCGGCTTGACTACGAGCTTCACTTGCGACCGTACCTATGGTCTTTCGTGTTCGCCCAGGCGTAGATCAACGGCAGCATCGCGGCGAGCCCTGCTTTTAGCGCGCTTTCGATGTCGTATCCGCTTGTGATAAGCACGGCGACGCTTCCAGCGACGAAACTTTTGGCCCAGTCTTCGAGGATGTATTGCCATTTCATTCACTAACCTCCGGGCTCACAAAGTCTGTGCCGTTCCATAGATCGCCGATGCCTGCGTATTTGCCACGAAAATTGGCGTGATATGACGTCTGCACCCAATGACCCTCGAGGCCGATGTTTGCAAGAAATGCTTGGCCTGCTGGTTCGCTTTCTGGCAGGTCGCCGCCAGCGCAATCGTCGTTGCTGACGACAATCACTTGGCGAACTACGCCATTTTCTACTTGTGCGAAGTGTGCCATGTTTACACCTTGAACCTTACATACACAATGCCTGAACCGCCGTTGCCGCCAGCAGTAGCAGCCCCGCCGTTGGCCTGACCAGCACCGCCGCCGCCGCCACCTGTGTTGACTGATGCGTTAGAACCGCTTGCGGAACTACTGCCGCCGTTTGCACCGCCGTCTGTGCCGCTGCCGCCAGTGCTACCACCGCCGCCGCCACCGCCTGCTCGTAGTAATGACGAACCACCGATGAATGTATTGCGTTCTAGTCCTGCGCCGCCTGCAGCACCCGTGGAGCCAGTGACGGTTGCGCCTGCGCCGCCTGCACCGCCGCCGCCGCCTGCGCCAGTGTCGCCGCTTGCGCCGTTGCCACCCGAATAACCGTAGGCGGTATCGGCATACAGTGACGTGCTTCCAGTCGTATTTACAGTTGATGCGCCGCCGCCGCCAGTGGCACCTCTAACTGCTGCGCCTTGCGAACCGCCGCCGCCGCCACCACCAATCAGACCAACTTTGCCACCGACCAACGATGCATTACCAACAGCACCGGCAGCACCATCGCCTGTGTTGCCTGCACCGCCACCACCAATAGTTATCGTGACATTCGCATCAAGATAAACCGTAGTCGTCGTGTTGCCGCCACCGCCACCACCACCACCACCACGACTTGTGCCTGATTGACCGCTTGCACCACCGCCACCGCCGCCAGTGAGATAGATATCGAACAGCCCAGCCTTCGTATTCGTCAACGTGCCTGTGCTGGTAAACGTCAACAGCGTGTAATTGACGCCGCCGACCGTGATGCTGCTGCTTGTGCCACCTGTCGCGGTGCCATAGGTGGCACCTACTGAGCTAAAAAAAGCGAAGGTTGACGCAGACAGGGCTACGAGACTGCCTCCTCCGTATTGCGCCAATGCAAGTGACCCGGCCGTGTTGATTGTTACGCCTGCACCAGCCGTGATCGTTGTGGTGCCTGCGCCTTTGTTTGCGATGAAGATTGTGTCGCCGGTCGTAAATACTGAGTTGTTGACGGTAATCGTTGTTGCGCCTGCATTGTTCATAATGACGCGCTTGCCAGCGTCACCGACCACAAGCGTGTAGCTGGCAGTTTGATCATTGATTGGCAGATTTGTAATGTCGTTCAATTGCTGTGCTGTCAGCACCTGCGACGCTACGAAAGGGAATGGCGTAGTCATGAGGTCATCATCCTAATACGTTCGTGCCATCAAGCTGACCGTACACGGCATCATCAAGGATTAGCTGGAATACGACCGTGGTTGGGGCCGTGAAATAGGTGATTCGGTGCCCTGATTGGAAACTGATGGTGCCCTCAATGCCTTCGACCGATAGTTCGGAGGTCAGGCTTGATAGGCCGGTGATGTCTTTGGTGATGGTGATGGTGTCACCGATGTCTACCTGTGCTGCCAGGTTGCGCTCCGCGTCTGTCAGCATTGAAAAGTTGGTGCTTACGGCTGTGTAACGCGGTGATGGTTCAGGCTCAAGCAGGTAAGCCGCCAGGGCATCAATTTCGCTTTGATCGTGCAGCAGGCTGCCGGTTATTGACTTTGACTGGATGAAGTAGGTGGCCTGGCTGCTCAGGTCTTCATCGGTTGCCGTGTTGTTGTTCAAACCTGCGACGTATGCCCGGTTAACTACGCCATCGGCGTCAAATTCGATGTCTACGCGGTCGTAGGCGCTCGCGGTGCCATCGTCAGCGAACGTGATGACTGAGCCGCTGAGCGTGGCTCCTATGCGCTCCTGGAAGGTCAACACGCCATCACGCGACATGAACAGGCGGCCCTGCTCTGCTTCGTTAATTGCGTTGAGGTATTGCAGCGTGTTGGTGCCTGCGTCGACGTTGTAGCTCGAGTCGTGGCCCAAATTGACCGTGCCAGTAGCGACATTGGTTGTGCCGGTGTAATTTACCTCGGGCAACGCCAGCACCGTTGTGATGCGTGCACCACTGGTTTCCGAGCTGGGATTGAATGGCGCCATTTGTGTCTGGCTCAACAGGTAGAAATCGTCGGCGCATGACACCGACACGGTGTTGTAACCAGCCAGGGCGAACTCGTAGGTGTAGGACATGACATAACCGATGAACAGGTATTCGCCTGCACGGCTCAAGCGCACCTTACGCATTGGGGCGAGCCCTGGCTTGTCGTTGGTCGGATCGTAGTAGGGGCTCGCGGTGTCGTAGGGCCCGAGGATGCCTGTTTCGTCAATCATCTCAAATGACAATGTGCCTGCCGCGAATTGGTCATCAATGTTTCGTCTGCCGCGTCGGTACGTCACTTCGCGCACATAGTCGGTGATGTCTGCGAACGTGATGTTGGGGCCGAGCGTGTACGTGGTGTTGTTGAGCACGCCCTTGGTTGCGTCGTCAAGCCTGAACGAGTTGTAGTCAAAGCCGGTGTCGAGCTCGAGCAGGTACGAGCCTGCCTGGACTACGTTGGCGGCCATTAGGCGACCGCTATTTGTGCTGGGCCGCTGCGCCGGTTGTATTGCCTGATTGCGTTGACGATGATGTCGCCCAGGCGATCATCAGCGACTGTGGAATTGATGTTGATGGTGATGTTGCCCATCTGACCCATCTTTGACAGCGGCACTACGGCCTCTGGGCCTGCCTCACCAATCATCGCCAAGGTTGGCCCCGTCACGATGCCGCCCTCTGCAAGCATCGGGATTTGCGGCACGCTGAAGCCTTTGCCGCCGAGCCCAGGCACCCAATCGGGCACCTTGAATGACAGCTTGCCTACGGTGCTATTCCACAGCTTTGCGATGCCGTTAAAAATGCTCTTGTAGAAACCCAGCACTGTATTGAGGTAGCCCTTGATGAAATCAACCGAGCCCTCGATGGCGGTCTTGATGAAACTAAACATCGCATCAATGGCGTTTCGGAATGTCTCAGATTTGTTGTAGGCAAGTACAAGCGCCGCGACTAAAGCCGCAATGGCGAGGACGACCACCCCAATGGGATTGGCTGCCATCACAAAATTCAGCGCAGCCTGGGCGACTTTGACGACGACAAGCGTTGCTTGATACACCTTCATTGCTGCGTTGATGGCGAGGATTGCACCGGCCAGGCCGCCGACCACGCCCATGAGAATCAACACGATGTTGGTGTTTTCTTGCATCCACGTTGCCACAGGAATCAGCTTTTCGACTAGCGCGGTTAGCACCGGCAGGAATGCGGCACCAATCGATTCCTGAGCCTCACCAAATTGAATCTGCAGATTTTTCATCTTGCCTGCCTGGGTCTCGGCAGCCTGACTCGCAGCGCCTGTGTGAATCTCCAACGCCTGCATCACCTCATCAAATTCAGCGCCACCTTTAATCATCTGCCTGACGTATGGGTCAAGGTTGCCAAGTGCCTTCATGTTGCCGTTGGCAGCCTTTGCCATGGCGTCAGTGACGGTCGCAAGGTCTGTGCCAGTTGAAACTGCGATGTCTTGGGCTTTGACCAGCAACTCCTGGGCGTAATTGGCTTCACCGACTGCATTGACGAGGGTTGCCATCGCTGGCCTCAATTCGTCATCCGTGGTCGCGGTCAATCTGGATTGCGCCGAAATAAACGCTTCCGTCGAGGCAATCTGTTCATCGGTCGCCATACCGGCGCGACGCATGACGCCTGCAAGGTGATCTTGTGCAGCTGCATCCTCCATTGCGGCCTTGGCAGATACGCCGATGATTCCAGCCAGGGCACCGATGGCAGCAGTGGCTGGTACTGCGGCCTTCGTTAATGCAAACTTGGCTTTAGCGCCAGCGCCCTCGAGCGACTTGAACTCAGCGATAGCCGACTTGATGCCTTTGCTATCAAACTCGGAAACGATGGGTATTGATACAGCCATTAGGACATCCTACGAATCTTTGCCAGAGCCGGTCACGAGATTGCGGTTTACTTCGTTCATTACGCGTTCGCACAGTCGCAACATCTCATCATCGACTTGCGATTTGTTTTTTTCGTAACTAGGCCACATGACACGCGATGCACTGCCCCAACGATTAGCCAGGGCACGACCAAGCGCATTGCTGGACTTGCGACCTGCGATGTCATAGGTCTGGTTGGCGATACCTGACCACACCAGCCGAAACGTGCCGACATTGACGGTGTTGCCTTTGAACTCTTTGACACGCCGCGTACTGATCTTTGCGACTAGCAGCTTTTGTGCCACGCTCTGTTTCCAGCCGCCCTCGCCAATAATCTCATGGCCTGATTTGGTTTTCCATTTTCGGTTTAACCCGGACAAGGGCGCATCGCTTGGTATGACTGATTTGGCGTCATCAATCACGGATTTCACTATTTGCTTGTAATCCTTAGTGATTTCACGACGCAATGATTTGTCAATCTTGTTGAGCTCTTTAAGGGCATTCTTGATGCCGTACACCTCAAGCTGCGTGTCAACGGGCATGTCGGTTTGCTTTCTCTGACAGGAACTGCACGGTGCGTAAATCCTCAAACTCGAACGGTACGTCTGGCGGCCAGAATCCGGTAGCGAGCAGCAGATCTGCTAGCTGGCGCCGGTAACTGCCGCTTCCGTAGGGTTTACCTGTATCGGCTGCACCTCGATCAGCTCATCCAACGCATCCTCAAACTCGGCCCACGTGCGATTCTCTTTGCCCAGCTTGGTCAATTTGTACCAAAACAGCCAACCGTAATCATCAAGTCGTTCGCGTGTCACAAGGTTCTTACTGCTCGTGCCGTGCGCAGTCTCCCACGCACAAACGGTGCCAAGATTCGTTGTGACAGTCTCTGTCACGATTTGCCCCGATGGCTGTGCATACGCCATCGTGATTTTTAATTTCATGGCGTCGTGTCTTCGACGAGCGTGCCACCAGTGAACGTGAGCTCAACTTCCTGCAGCTCTCCGACCGAAGCGTTGACCACATCGCATGACTCAAGGTATGCGCCAGTGACTTGGTATTCCACGTTGTCGGTGCTGATTGCGCCCGTTGAGCGACGAGCAGCCACGTAGCAGCGCGTGCCCACCAGGGCAGCGAACGCATTGACAGCCGTGTTGTTTGCCAGCAGGGTTGCCGTTACTTCCACGTTGGTTAATCCGCCAACGAACTGGCGGCCACCATCGCCCATCGATGACTGGTCAAGTGCCTCGCGGCTTTTTACGACGCTGACGCTGATCACCTGGTCGGTGTACGCGGTGCCCGGCGACGATGCGCCTACCGAGAAAAGTGCTGGGCCGAGAATCGTGGTTGCAACTGCCATGTGACGTGACTCCTTGAAGTGGAGGCTCGCTGCAAGCCAATCCGCAGTCTAGTAGCCCTAGGGGCTTACTTTGGTGCGTATGGTGAGCTCGTAGGCGCTGTAATCCATACCGCCATAACTGACCGTGGTTGGTCGTGCCGCTGTAAGACCAATCTTGGCTTCGCGCACGAGGTCGGCTGTATCGAGCAGCGTGTCCATCGTGCGATTGTCTCCGATTCCCGGTGCAATGATTACGACGCGGAATTCCATGTCTGCGTTGACGTTGGTGTTCAACGAAATGGTCGGTGCCTCGACCAGGGCGCATGGTGGGTTGAGTGTGCGCGGATCATCAAACACCTTGAGCCCTGTGATGGCCTGCAACGTGCTTACGAGCTGGTCGTAGCCAGTTTTGAACAGTTGGTCGGGCATCAGGCGACCTGCGGTTTATTCACACCGAGCAGGCGCATGATTTGACCGAAGTTGCCTGCCACAGGGCCGCCGACAGCCAGCGGATCAAACGACGCCAAGCCCTCGACACTGCCCTTCTCGCGGTACAGCACAGCTGCATACATCGTGGTGCCCAGCTTGACATCAAGCCCCGGCACGGTGCTCGGCGAATCCCAATAACCCGATTCTTGACGCCTACGGAATGCGAATGCGTTGGCTGCACCGACCGCCATCACCATGATGTCGTAATCGGCGCTCGGGCTCGTAAACGTGTAGCCGAGGTAATCCTCGAGGTCGCCCTGGCTAATCCACGTGCACGTAACCGAGTAGGTGAGGCTGCCTGACGCAGCTGCACGCTCTTGGTCATCTGCCGTGAGCGCAAACTGGATTTGATTGAGGATGATGCGCGACGTGTCGTATTCGTAGTCGCCTTGGTCGCTGACGCCGGTGAAGTAATACTCGGGCAGAGCCGTGATCACGTGCGTGCCGTTAAAACCCGACAGACCGCTGATCGTGATTGATTGCCCAACCTCAAATTCGGGTTGCTGCAAGACCTGTACCGTGGCGACGTTATCCAACACCTGGGAGTGGGTGATGGTGTACGTCGCCACGGCGTTAGTCGCTTGGAGGAGGCGAACTTACGTTTAGACGGTGGCTTTGACGAACTTCTTCGGATCCATCATCAACGTGGCGAAGTAGCCGCGGAACTTGATGTATCGCGACAGCGAACCGTCAGCGGCCTCGACTTGGAGTGCGCCCTTCTGCTGTTCGAAGATTTCGAATCCGCTCGGGTCGCCCATGATCAACGTTTCGTTGGCGAAATTGCGGTCGACCACGAGGGTCAGGCCGAATACGTTGCCGCTGGTCGTGGTTGGGCCGACGCCTTGTCCAAACGCGTTGACCGGGCTGATGATTGGGAACAGCGGTCGGTCTTGACCGTCGACCACTGCAATGAGCTTTTCCCAGATGTCGGGCGACACGAACAGGTGCGTTGGCAGGTTGCCGTTGCTCTGGGTCAGGATCAGCGTTGCGGCTTCACCAATCCAGTCGACAAGCACTGCCGGGTCGGACACGTTTGACCATGCGCCGATGCCGTTGGTTTGCGTTGCGCCAGTCTTGAGGTTGTCGGCTGCGACGTTGTCGGTTTCGTTGGCGTAGACGCGGGCCATGTCATCGAGCAGGAGGCCGAGGACTGATGGTTCAGTCCATTCCATGTCCTCCTCGGAGAGCCGCACGTAGCCGCCGTAAACACCCTTGGTGACGTTGCGGTTTGACACGACAAACGTTCCTTGATCGAGGTTGGCGTTTTCGCCGTTGCTGGCACCAATCGTGGTGTGCGTGGTGACTTCGGGGCGACGGAACACTTTGCCGCCACCTGGCATTGCCTTGACGCCAATTGCATCGACGACCGGGCGCAGGCCACGGAAGTTGTTGTACACCGGGCCGACGATGGGCTCTGGCAGGATGCCTGGCGTGTCGGTCGTGACCACATCGGGCGCAGCGGCCTTGATGTTGGCGACAAATTCGCGTGCTTCGGCGCCACCGCGCAGAATTTTGCTGACGTATTCGGCAGCCGACGGGAGCTTGAACTCTTTCTTGGCTGCAGCCCACACTGGTGCGGCTGGTGCAGCGGCTGGAACTTCAGCGACTGCTGCGGCGGTTTCAATCTTGTCGGTCATTGGTTGTAGCTCCTCTGTCGGTTTTGCTTCGGTCGCTGCAACCTCTGTAATCGTAGCACCGCGGAATGCCGGTGCGGTGACTAGCGACAACTCTACCCAGTCGCCACGGCTGATCACCATGACGCCTTGGTCGTTGAAGCTGTAGTCAACCGGGTTGACGCCCACCGAAACGGCATCTACGGCACCGTCTTTGATGAGCTCGAGCATGTCGTTGCCTTCTGAGGTGGCGCTGATTCGAGCCGTGAACAGCATGCCCTTTTCTGAGTCCACACGCCCGGTGACGATGCCAACTGGGGCCGTATCGTCGTGATACTTGAGCAGTTTCGGGTTCTTGCCGCTGGTTGCCAGGCTGCCGCGCTCGAACATGACGCGAGTGCCATCCGAAACGGTGGCCTCGGTATTCCACGGCACTGCGACGCCCGAAATGGTGCGTGGGGATTCGCCTTCCTCAGCGATGATGAACGTGTCGGTGGCGGTCAGCTTGATCATGTGTTCTCAATTTCTCGAGTGGGTTGCGCCGGAGTCGGTGCAGCGTTGTCCGACCCCGGCACACTATTTGCTTCCTCCAGGTAATACTCTACGTCAAGGTAGATGTAACGACCGCGCGGTGTCACGTTGTTCATCGACAGCGTTGACTCGATGCAATCAATGTACGGTTTTGCGCCGAACAGGTACAGGTCTTGGCGTGCTTGCAATGCGTTTTGGTACGTCATGCCGCCGCCAGTCGGTGCGCCGACCAGGTATGGCGGAATGTTGGCAAGACGCGACATCTCAAGCGCCTGGTACGTGCGTGCCTCGGTCAATTGCAGCTTGCTCGGATCCATGTACGACTCTTTCCAATCGACGTATTGGTTGAGAGCGGCAATGGCGTTGTTGTTTCGTGCAGCTGCAAAGCCTGCAGCCAGTTCGCTCAATTCCTCGGCGCTCAACGGCTCGCCCTCGGTTTGCTTGAGCACACCGGCTGGCGTCTGATTGCGTGCAAAGCGCTCAGCGCTCGTGTCAAGGTTGATGTTGGTACGAATCGAGCGTGCGCCTGCACTCAACACGCCTTGAATCGGTGACAGGAACTGCACTACGTCATTCGGGTTGAGCAGTGTGCCGTTGAAATACACCTCTTTAGAAACACCGAAATAAATCGGGCCTGCTTGATCCCGAGTTTGCACATTCGAGGCAGGAATCCACGTAAAGGTTGCTGGGAATCCGTTGCCGAATCGGCTAGTGACTACCCAGAATGCGCGACCGTAAAAAAACAAGTCGTCGGCAGTCCAGCTAAGAATAAAATTACGCGTCACGTTCGGGTCGGGCTGATGAAACCACGTGTCGTCGGGCAGCTCGACATCCTCGTAATCGTCATCAATCCACTGCTTGCTGTATTGGTGAATCGGTAGGCAGCCGATCATGCCGCAGATCAGGTCGCGTGCGCGGCTGATTGTCGGTATCTGGATGGCCTGTGACCGTGTGAAGTCCACGGTGTAGGTCATAAAGTTGCCGACGTATGGGTCGCCTGCAGCCCCGGCAGCGCCGATGCGCGCCTGAGTCTGATTGGGTGTGCCGCGCTTCAAGCTGAATAGTGATGCCATGGCTGGTCAGTCTAGGCGCTTGATGCAATGACAGGTCGGTTGACCATCGGGCGCGGTCTTGCAGACAATCCGACAGCCCACACCAAGCATCGAGCAAGCTCGATTGGCCCGGCTGACTTGGTGGAGCTCAACGCGATGCTGCCAGGCGTCTTGACAGCGACAGCGCGACCGACATGCTCTGCAAGCATTGTCTCGCCGGTGTGATTGACGCGGCCCTCGTTGATGAGCTGACGCACCATTGATGTGTAGCGCGTGATTTCTTGGTAGCCGACGATGACGCGACGCCTAGCTAGATCAGTCGGGCAGTTGGTGTCGAGTGTCGGTGTAATGGCAACAGTCAGATTGGGGTTGTCGCGCATCTGAATCCTGATGTGCTCCCACACCTGGGTAATTGTCTCGCACATGAACGCGACAGTCGCAGTCAGCATCCCAGCAGAGTTCGCGTTGCAACGCACTGCGACGTAGCGCCCATCCTCCATCGCCACCTCGACCGCGAGCACGCCACCAGGCATCGGTGGCTTGTCGGTTGCGTGCGATTCCCATTTGCCTGGCGGCAGCCAAGAGATTTCGGACTGTACCCATAGGTTGACACTTGAGCGTAGGAAGCCTGCACGATTCGGAGACTTTGACTCTTGCTGGATCGTGCGTATGTCAAGCGTGTGTCCGAGCGCTGGGTTGGCGTACTCCCACGCGGCCTCGCTCATCGGCTCAATGTCTGGCGGCGGCGAGTATTCAGCCAGGTAAATGCCAGTGCTCTTATTCTCATCAATTGCACGTAAGCCCTGCTCACGCCAACGCAGCATCGCTACCGATTCCTCGGTGCCTGCCGTTGACCACATCGAGCACAACGGATTGGGTCGTGCACGTTGCGTAGGCAACAGGCCGATGTCTAGCGTCTCGGAGTCAATGCCAAATACTTCGTCAGCCAGAATCAGATCGACGCTCATGCCGTGACCGGCGCTGGGTCGTGCAGCCTTCACGTGCCATGCGCTGTCGCCAATCTTGATGCTGTTACGACCGTAAGCCCACACCGCTTTGACATCAAACTTCGCCTCAAGTATCGGCGCTAGGTCTTGGAACAGTGCAGTCGCCAGATCGAGCCGGTGCGCGGTGGTCAGAATCGTTTGCGGCCCTGCGTGCCTGGAGTAATCGGTCAGCCACCATCCGAGCAGCGCTTTGAGCGCGACCGTCTTGCCGTTTTGTCGTGCGACACTGACCAGAGACAGGGGGTTGCACCATCGCCCATCGACGTCAACGCTGAGCTGACCGTTGAGCACGTGCAGCTGCCAGGGCATGAGCTCCACTCCGAGCACACGCTTAGCCCATTGGGCCACTTGGGGCCCATGTGATCCAACGGCATTCGCGACGATCGTTTCAATGCGCGGTCGGTCATGACCTTTTCCTTTTCGCTCCGGGCTTTTCCTTTTGGATAAAGAAAGAGATGGGCGCGGGGGCGTTTGCTTTGTAATTTCAAAAAACTCTGATGC